TCAGACTGTATGGCAATTTGATTGCACTTAGCTACCTTACCGTAGGAAAACAAAACAAAACCAACCAACTGCTCGTTTTCAACGCAAACAAAAAGTTTGTCATTGCAAACGTTGCTCCATCTTTTACCAGTTTTAATGCCAGTGATTGCGGCGGGGTAAGCGGGTTTAGGAATAAAACCAATTGATAATGATTCTTTTTTGGCTAAATCCACAATGTAAGGTACATCTTCTAATATCGCTGAACGAATCATTCCTCCACCTCATAATCCACCTCAAGTATTTTCTCAAGATAGTGGATTGCTTTCAGTATGTCCGCACGCCCGCCCTTGCTTTTGTGGCGTGTAACGTACTTAATGACGTTACCCTCTAAGTAGCCAATGTTGTTTGCAATTATGTAATCCCAACATTCAATATCTGATTTGTAATGAGTGCCGCCCACTTGTTTTTCGTTAATTGTCATTTCTTATCCCTTTTTTAACAGTTTACATTTTAGTACTAAAACTCCGCACATCGAAGCGTACCTAACGTACCTACTCTTAAGAGTAGTAGTACGGTACGGTACGTTTTCTCGCCTTTGTCACAACGTACCTAGGTACGCTCAGGTACGGTACGGTACGTTTGGTACGGCTACTTTTTACCATTTTTAAGCATTAACAACTCATTCGAGTAATCGCTCTCCACAAATATGAAGCCATGAGAATGATTCTCAATAACTCCTGCGCTTAACAATTCATAAATCATCTTGCCTTTTGCAGACGGTTTACACTCCTGAGCTGCTCCTGTTTCTTTCATCGCAAGATTTGATGTCAAGTACTCCATAATCCCGCTTCTCGAAACATAAGGCAAATCATTAACCAACTCCGCCCCCGTATGCCACCAAGCGGCTTCAATCTTGTCGGTATGCTTTTTAAGTGGGTTATCTTTCTTAACGGGTGTCTTGTTTGACTGAACCAGTACCGCACTTGTTACCTGATTGCCGTCTTCATCAAACCAATTTGGCAATGCAACCTGCTCTAACTCAGCGAATAAAGAAATAGACAACTCAGCATCTTTTGACTTTCTTTGGTGTATCTCTAGTGGGCTACCATTATTAGCAGGAACAATTGACACTTCAATATCTAATGCACCACGCCATGCACTTGAGCCACGCGCTCGATTCTGCGCTTCTGCTGATACGCCTGTGTGGTGCACCAGTATTACCGAGCAATTAAACTCAGCCATAAGTGCCGAGCAAGCGTCTAACATTGTCTTGGCATCTTGTGCGCTATTCTCGTCACCCGCCAAAAATCGGTGTAGTGTATCAACTATTATGACGCGAGGCTTATTGGGTAATCGCCTAATGTGATCTAAAACCCTCTGAAACCCCGCAGGCGTGTTTAAATCGCACCCGTCTTTAGATAGCCACATATCTAACTGTTTAACGCCATGCTTGTGCTTCCAAGCCGATATACGAGCCTTTAATCCGTGATGCCCCTCACCTGCTAGGTAAACCACCCCGCCTGATCTGACTTTTTGCCCGAACCATTCTGTTGTGTTGGAGGCTATCCTTAAGCACCAATCAAGTACGACAAAGGTTTTCCCGCCACCGCTTGGCCCATGAACCATAATTAACGCATCAGTTTGTACCCAACCCTTAATAAGCCATGAAATAGGGTCAGGTTTGGCGCAAAACTCATCTGCTGCAACTAACCAATCGTCTTTAGGTGGCTCAAGAAGCCCAAGCAAATCATGCCCTGCTTGCACATAATCATTCGCATCGCCCGATTCAGGTGGCATCACTACCCTTGCCCCGTACTTGGCACTTGCCTGTTCAGCGTATCGTTGACCTACGCCAGAAGCATCATTGTCGGCAACAATAACAATGTCTTGAGTCACACCATAGCGCTTACGCATAATTTCTGTGACGGGCACTAAGTTCGATGCTGAGTAAGCGATAACAACTGGCTTGCCTGTGGCTTCACGAATAGTAGCTGCGGTAGCAAAACCCTCAGCAATATATAGTGTTTTATCCATCTCGCCTAAAACCCAGAAGCGAGCACCCGTAGCGCCCCCTGTGTGGTACAGTTTCTTGCCATCGGCTGAGATGTATTGCAAGCTAGATATTTCGCCATCATCATCGTACAAAGGCACAACCAAGCGCCCATCGCCCGTCACCCTTGCCCCATGTACGCCAATGCCCTTACGCTTTAAATAGGGGTGTTCAGGGTGAGCGCCTGTACACTCAGACCAAATCAGTTCTACTGTGTTTGCGGCTTTTTCACGCTGAACTTTAAGCTCTGAATCCCTAAGTGCTTTAGCCTCTGCCATGCGCTTAATAAATGACATCTCCTCGGCTGCGGTGTATTTGCGCCCAATGTCGGCACGAAACGAACCCTCAACCCCTGAGCGCCAGCAACCAAAACGACCCATTGGCAAGTTATCACCATAAATAACGTACCAACCTGACGAATCTTTTGACTTAGACGTTGACTTAAATCGGTGAATCTGTCCGTCAATAATAATTTCGTTAGGAGGCACAAGGTTTGCAGAGATAATCGCATCACGCAATTGGTCTTCAGGTCTAGCAGGTGATATTTCAATTGGTGGCGTAAATGCTCTGCCACCTAGAATGTGGGTTATGTCGGTCATAAATTAAGCCGCCTTGCTTTGATTACGCTTGCGAACATATTGGCGTATTTCTTCCGCGTGTGCAATGCAACCTGTGGCCATAATCTCGTACTCTTGCGCCCTGACTTCAAGTTCGCTATCACTTAGCTGACTTGTAGGCACTAACTCTCTTTCCCCTTCGCGCTGTACTGGGTATGCTTTTTGCAAATGCGTAAAACCATCTAATACAAGTTGACCAGAAGCGTTGTCTGCGCTAGGCTCAAACTTTGTTATACAACGTTTTACATAATCGTTTATATAGTGCTTGGCACAAATTAAATAAAAATCAACGTCACTGCCATTTACATCACTGTATTTATTCAAAACTTCATTGGTTGCCCAAGTCATATTCACAACCTGCTTTTCATCTATTTTTTGCAAAATCAGGCTTGAAATAACTGCTTGAATGTCTTTTAAGTTGGTAAGTTTCATAATCAAATCCTTGTTATAAGTTTGTCGTGAATAGAATCTATCTCTTTTATAGCCAAACGCAATCTAGCGCACTCATCTTCATCTAGTATTGATGCTGTCGCCACTATGTCATACGCATTGCAATTTTTTAAGTGACGCTCAAACAATGCAACAAAGTGCATTGCTTTATTAAACTCTTGCGGGTTGCGCCCCTTCAAATCAATAATGCTTCGCTTGCCTTGCTCTGCTAGTTTTGTGACTGTTGGCGGGTTTTCTGAATCTACTTGATGCTCAAAAGAATCTTGAGGAACTGTTGCTACTCGTAGTGCTGTCTTTCGTTGACGCTCACTCATGCCTGCTTCGGTAGCTGCTTGGGTTCTTGTAATCAACGGGTCGGTGCAGTCCCGTTGATCTGACTTTCTGTCACCTCCTTTTTGTGGCTCAATCTGTTTAAGCAATTCACCTGCCCTGCGAATGGCTCTAGCTTGTATCCTGTCTGCCATTTTTCGTAATGACTCATCATTGGCTTGCTTAGCGTAACTTGCTAACGCTTCGGCTTTGTTCGCCCAAGACTGGCACTCGTCTATCTGTGTGCACTCAGCCAATGCGTGCTGTGCTTGCTGATACATTGCAGGCAGTTTTGCGTTGGCTACTGCTGGTAATTGGCTATGGTCTATCATTTTTTTAATCCTTTTCTGCTTTTAAGTGCCCGTTAGTCTTAACTTCTAGCTCATATTGCCTAGCCTGTGGTGGGTACTCGCCCCATTGGTATATGACTTGAGGCCATACCCCTAAAGCGTCTGCAAGAGCTTTGCGACCCTTAAAATAATCTACTGCTTCCTGTGTTTTCATAATTATTCCCGTTTAATTTATCATGCTGTCTTGACATCATAACTTTAATTTGTTAAATTATCAACACTCACTAAACGGATTGTCCGACCAGTGATACAAAAGGAACTAAAAATGGCTATTAACCTAAAGTCCACAAGTAGCTTATCTGCTAATGGTGTGAAGATGCTCGTGTACGGCAACGCAGGTGCTGGAAAAACTTCACTTATACCTACTTTGCCTAACCCTGTTGTGCTGTCTGCCGAGGGTGGTTTGTTATCCATACAAGATGCAAGCTTGCCTTACGTAGAAGTTAACTCATACGAAACTTTAATGGAAGCATATAAGTGGCTGACAGAATCAGATGAGGGTAAGGCTTTTGATTCAATTGCACTCGATTCAATCTCTGAAATTGCTGAAGTGGTATTGAACCACGAGAAAAAGATTGCGAAAGACCCACGTCAGGCTTATGGCGCTATGCAAGAGCAAATGGCTGACATCATTCGTGCTTTTCGTGACATACCAGGCAAGCACGTTTACTTTACTGCTAAGTGCGAGAAGTCGCAAGACGAAACAGGTCGATTGCTTTACGCACCTAGTATGCCAGGCAATAAAACTGGTCAGCAATTACCGTACTTTTTTGACGAAGTGCTTGCACTGCGTGTTGAGAAAGATGCAGACGGTAACAGTCAACGTGCTTTGATGTGTGACTCAGATGGCATTTGGCTTGCTAAAGATCGCTCAGGCAAGCTAGGTGCATGGGAAGCCCCTGACTTAAGCGCCATTATTGCAAAGATTGGAGGTGCAAAATGAGTGGCTTAATGAAATTATTAGATGGTTTAAAAAAAACAAATGAAATAACAGAGCTTGTAAACCTATGGCAAACAAGCAAAAAGCAAGAAGAATTAGCTTTAAAAGAGCGCAGGTCTTGTGAAGACAAGATTCTTTCATTAATTGGTGTGCCTGAGAACTTTGAGGGCACTGAGAGCTTTAAACCAGATACTGGATTAGGTTTAAAGATCGAAGGTCGAATTACTCGCAAAGTTGATTCAGAGAAGTTACAAGAATTGGCAAACTTGCATGGCTTAAGCGATCATTTATCTAGCCTCTTTAGATGGAAGCCAGAGATCAATGCAGCAGTCTGGAAGGCAACAAGTACAGAAATTACCAACCACTTAGCTGAAGCAATCACCGCAAAAGCAGGTCGCCCCTCTTTTTCACTAATTATCCCAAAGGAATAAATCATGGAACTTAACCAAACATTTGATGTAGAACAATTACCCGTTGGCACAAGCAACTATGACCTTTTACCTGCTGGTTGGTACACAGCATTTGTGCATAGTGCAGAAGTTAAGCAAACCAAGAATGGCACAGGCGAGTACATCAAGATTCGCTTTGACATTACGGGTGATACAAGTCAAGGTCGTGTGGTGTTTAGCAACATTAACATTCGCAATCAAAACTCACAGGCTGAGGAA